TATAAATTACCAGGAGGACCGCCATTCAGACCTGAACGGCCCTGTCCTTCTAATACCATACCATCACCATCTCTGGTTCCAGGTATTACTTGTATAAATAATTCTTTATCTTTTACTTGAATATATCCAGAGACATGACACTGGCCACAAATATTTTTCTTTATTTGGCCTTGTCCTCTGCAGGACTGACATGGATTAGACGTCTGTATAAAAACACCTTGACCGCCGCGGTTAGAAAAGATCATACCAGTGCCACCACATTCTGTACAATCATCAAACTCAGTACCACCACGGCCTTTACAATTTGTACAAACATCAGGATAGGATAATTTAATTTTTAATTTACCACCAAGAATAAAAAGATGCATGGGAGTAACGTGTTGAAGCCGAATATCCTGGCCACGTCTTGGACTATTGGGATCTGGTCTCTGAGGTCTATTATGACGACTGAAACCACCACCAAATATGTTAAAGAAATCCGACATATCAGGCGGCTCGCCCTGGCGAAACCCACCAAAACCCTGTCTACTGCTAAACGGATTGGGAGAATCATAATCCCTTCTCTTGTCTGGATCAGAAAGCACTTCGTAGGCCTCGTTTAGTTCTTTAAACTTATCCTCGTCTCCTCCCTTATCAGGGTGGTGTTCATGCGCGAGCTTGCGAAATGCTTTCTTTATATCCTCAGCAGATGCATCTTTATCAACTTCTAATATCTTATAATAATCTTTACTCAATTGTAAGAACCTCCCACTCAAAACCACACGACGTACATTGATAAGAATGGTCAGTCAATGGAAATGCAAGCGAGTCACACTTCAAACATTTATGAACAAAATCACTCATCATTGCTTCGTCACTCTTAGCACGGACATGTTTGTGTAAGTCCGCCTTAAGATCCTCAAAGAATTCCAATTGTTCGGCAGAGTCAACAACCCCAGACACCATCTCGCCAAGATCAGCGACAGAGCCGTTAATAACAACACCATTTACAGTACGCCAAACACACTTACACTGTGGGCATATGTTGTATGTTATAATGTTTATACAATCACACTCAAAACATGGGAAATGTTCTTCCGTAAGAGTGTTTTCTGCTTCATGATGACACTTAGGACATTCCATAACTACTCCTTTTCAGCAAACTCCAAATCGGAGAATTCAAGTACCTGACCTATAATAACAACATCATCTTTATCAAGAACCAGCGCGACAGGAGCAAACACTTGGTTAAACGGAAGATCTGGATACTTACCAACAGCGAATAATACCTTTGTTATGGAGGGTAAATACGCTGCGTTAGCATCTAAAATCTTAAATTCACCAGCGTCCTCAGGAAAGTAATCAGGGCATAACGTATGATAATTACCTTCACGAGGAATTCTTATTTCGCACTCATCAAGAACAACTTTAAATTTATAATTGCGTGCAGGTAACATAAGCATTGTAGGCACGCCGGAAATGTATTCACTCATGAGAATCTCCTTATTCGACGAGACCAAATCTATCTACAACTACACTCGTCCAGAATTTCTTATCAGCACCACCACAATGCTTGCACTTACCATCATAAGAACGCTCTTCAATATGCCCGTGAATACGAACAAACTGATCGTCTTTTACCGTGCTGATTGATTCAGCTACCGCAGCCCACGCAGAAATCTTAACATACTGATCTTTACCACTACCGTTGCTTGTAGGAATAGCTAACTTTCCATTGAACAAGCTTGTGTTCTTTTCGCCAACCTGCTTTAGTGTTGGGTACATCACTCTACCAGTTAGACTTACAAAATTTTCACCTTCCATGATTCTACTTCCTTTCAAATATAAGAATTTAAATATCTAAAGATTTGCTCTTTAGTTAAATCTGAAGGGTCAAGCCCCTTACCATCTTTATTAACTTCAGTTATGAACGTAGGCATAACATCCATCTTACCATCTAAAGCCGCGCAAGCATTTACTGTTCCAAGTGCCCCGGCCAAATCATTATCAAACATAACTACTACCCCATTAAGCGCATTTGAATAAAGAAGTGCTATCTGTCCTGTGGTTATATGTGAACCCATTGTGGCTACTACCTTCTTTACTCCGTACTGAAATAATCGCCATACGCTTTTAAATCCTTCTACCACAATAATCGGTTTATCATCATCAATCTTACGCACATTGTAAAGATTATACAGAACTTTGTCTTTGTCAAATCCTGGGGTCAAAATATATTTTTGTTCACTCTCAATAACACTTATGTCTCTTAGACTATAGGCTACAAGCTTGCCCATTTCATCCCGAATTGGGATAATTTCACGTTGACATCCATGAGAATCCTTATACCCACCACCAATCTCAAAATAATTCAGGGTCTCATTTGTGTAGCCTTCCTTACGAAAGTAACCAGTTCTCATACCTATATGATCTCGAACAAAATCCTCGTTTACAAAATCACATATGTTCTGATTGGCTTTCCTTATCATGCGCATGAAGGATTCTCTCTCCTTCTTACGCTTAAATTCAATATACGAAGTATCTGTTGCTGTGTTCCCTACAAGAGTCTGTAGATGCCGCACAGAGCCCATAAAATCAACCTTCAGAACACTCTGTATAAGACCAAGAATATCTCCACCATTCAGCTCATGGCATCTCCTTGAAAAACAAACCCAAGTACGCGTTTCTTTATTAAATCTAAATGAAGTAGGATTATCTCCACCATGTATAAGACAATTACAACGTAATTCTTTTGGTGTTTCTTTCAAGATCTTAAAGCCTAACGACTCAATTAAATATTTCGGGTCAATAGATGTCTTCAATACTTCAAGACGAACCTTAAAATCTTCGTAATTACCTGATTTCGTCTGTGCTGTATGCATTCAATACACCCTTCATGAAACTATCTTTTAACATTTGATCTGATATATCTACTTCTTTTATTTGAAGTTTAGGTCTAAAGAAATGAAAACCAATTCCTTCTTTTGGTGTTGAACCACCACGTCTACTGTCCTTAATCCATAATTTATACGCTCCGCCGCCGGGAAATTCCTTAATCTCTTCTGTTGTACGAACACCCCAAAAAGAAATAACATCAGCATAACGTGCTATTCTATCACTATCAGCTACTTCTCCATCTCTATTAACCTGTACAGCTGCCAAAACAGGTATATTCAACTCACCAGCAAGGTCTTTTAGTTTAGTAGTAATATCACCAAGTAGTTGGTACTCTTTTCTTTTATTAGTATTACTTGATAGATCTGGTTCTTTGATATAATCAAACACCAACGCACCAATATTATATTTTATATGAAACTTCTTTGCTAATGCCACCACTTTTTCAATGTTATAGCCTGGCATAAACTCATGCCATAGCTTTCCACGCTCGACAATACGAACACACTTATCCATCAGCATGTTATATACTTCATCTGTATAGCCACCATGCTTAACAATTCGCTCATCAATACCAGAAATACAGGCAATAACTCTATCACCCCACTGGTCGTGCGGCATTTCTGTATCCATGTATAACGTCGGTACTCCGAGCCTGTAGGCAAGGTGCGCTGATATATTTGATAACAAAGCGCTCTTACCCATCTTCAATCTTGCTGCTACAATGTTCAACGTGCCCGGAATAAGACCATCTATTTGCTTATCAAGGATTGGATATCCAGTAGAAAGACCAATCATTTCTATTTTTGTATTTCTTCTCTCATCAATTAAGGCACGTACTCCTTCACCGAAATTGATTGGATCTTTTATGGCTTTACTTTGAGTAGATAATTCCAATATCTGATTTTCTACTGCGCCAATTAACTCTGATACATCCATTCCTTCTTTTGAATTATTAGCGGTGAGTGAAATATGATTTTTAAGAATGTTATACAATGTATATTTAGAACTCGATTGTAAAACATTTCCCAAATAAGTATCAAAGTTCTTCTCAGATACTCCCATTGCCTTTATCGAATGCAGATATTCTGCGCCGCCTAAAGTTTTTAGCATATTCATTTCATCGGCAACTGAAACAACAAATGGCAAGTCAAAAGAATTTACACCTTGCTTCTGAATGAAACCTAATATAGTAAATAGTAGACTATGGTCTTTGCTTAAAAAATCTTGTTCCGTAAGTTTAGAATGAAGCGTGTAATAATGCTCCATATTCTTAAGGCAGAAAGCAAGCAACGCTCGTTCATCTGTAGGCTTACAAAATAAAGATCTTATTTTTTCGTCGGTTTCTTCGGTTTCGTCGTTATTGAGCATATCTTTCTTTCCTTAGAGTATAGAGTTCATTTTCTCTTCGACTAAGTTCTCTTTTAAATGCTGCAATTAATTCACTTACCGCCTTATCAATACCATCTGTGCGCGACAAATCTGATTTAACAGTATTTATTCCATCAAGCATTTTACTAATAGCAGTGTCATTCTGAACAAGATAACTAACAGCAGCAGTCTTAGTCCCATGCTTTTTTACATCTTCCGGTGTAATAACACTCGCAATAACAAACTCAAAATCACTTTGCCGCTTATTCAAATCTGTGCGGGCGATATTGGTCTGCGCCTTATAGTAAATTAACCACTGGCCCAATGCGATTGTGTATTTACTGATCTGAAGATCACTAATTGCATCCAAACGTCTTACATCAAACTCCCAAATTTCATCAACAAGATCTTGGTTTGGCTTGACCTTCTCGTATGAAGTTATATCTTTATCCATAAATTCTCCTATGATACTTTATCATCTTCTTTTCGTTCTTTGTACGGCCGCAGATCATGCATGCCTGTACAGAAAAGTTGATGTTCAATTACTTCACCTGTTGCGTCTGTAACAGGAAGTAGATGCGCCTCCATAGGAATTGTTACTCCATCAACAACATCTACCTGTCTGCACACTAAACTTAAATTACAATATCTACATTCACGAAAGATGGTTCCATCTTCAAGACACATAAAATCACGACAATCTTTCTTATACATTGTAGAATCAAGAGTTTTTCCGTCTGACTCACGCACACCACGTGCAGGCTGTTTCATAACAAATCTACTCATTGAAGCACGATCCTTCCAGAACTGCATTAATTTTATTCTTCACCAGTTCTTCAGTAATATCTTCGTCATGTTTAAATCTTATAAGACACTGACCTTTCTCTTCCACATACTCAATCTTTAAATGGTCTCTGGAGCGCTGGGAATCAAGCACAGATTTATCACCATGAAAATGTTTGACAAACTTTTCATGCTGTTCGCCCTGGACTTCTACAAAGATACCAAGGTCTCTGATAAAAAAATCAAAAAATAACTTTGCTCCTTTATAGTGAACATAAATTTCTTTATGTACTCTTTTATACGGAGCAGGAGGATACATCGTATTTAAGATAGAAAATACTTTATCTGCTATTTTGCTCATAGACTATATTTAACCCCACAGATTCAATTACTCTTGCTCTAATTGAGCTATAAAAATCAGTGTTATCTTTTAGATATGCAACAGCATTCATTTCACCGTTTGCAATACTCTCCCCATCGTACTTATACCAACCACCGAGTTTGTCAATGATACCAAGCGACACGGCCAGATCTAAAACTTCCCATTCGAAGTCATAACCCTTTCCGTAGATAAGTCTAATGGAAGAAGTTCTAAATGGAGAAGAAAGTTTGTTCTTTACAATCTCAAAGATAGTTTCGTGACCGATAACTAAACCAGTAGTTGGGTCTACAATTCTTCTCTGCTTCGATTCAGGTCCGCGAATAGAAATACGACCAGTAGCATAGAACGCGAGGGCTTCCCCGCCGGTAGTAATTTCAGGGTTACCATATGAACCAATCTTATGTCGTAATTGATTAATAAAGATGATAAGAGTGCCGGCTTTGTTCGCTATAGGAGTAAATCTACGAAGAGCTTTACTCATTAGGCGGGCCAATAAAGCCATAAAATCATCTGAAATATCAGCCTCTGCTTCAGCAGAAGGTATAAGAGAACTTACACTATCGATTACTGCTACCTGATAACTACCTGACAACACAAGCATCTCAAGAATATCAAGATTCTCTTCACCAGTATAGGCCTGAACAAGTTCAAGCTGGTCAATGTCTACACCATAATTCCTAAATAGAATAGGATCTACAGCATGCTCAGCGTCGATGTAGCAACACTTCATACCCTTCTTCTGTGCTTGAATAACAACATTGGCAGCGAGGGTTGACTTACCACCAGAATTTGGTCCAAACAACTCATATAACCTACCAAGGGCCATGCCCCCGCGGCCGAGAGCAAGGTCAAGACCAAGAGAACCCGTTGATACAGTAGGAACAACCATATCTTGATGGTCGCTCATCTTACTGATAACGTTTCCATACTTCTTAACAATTGCTTTCTTGATTGTTTCAAGACTGTTGTCTTCTGTCTCTTTGCTTTTCTTCTCTTCTTTCTTTTCTTCCTTTTTCTTTGCCATAAAAATCTCCTTCTAAATTCTTTAATGCTGCTTCTATATCTTCTTGAGACCAACCAGTCCCAACAAATTTATCGGCATGCGCGTTTGCAAAAATTAAATCTGCTTCTTCCTTTGCCTTTTGAATGCGTTCGTTCATAATACGCACGGCAACTTCGGTAATCCAACCACATTGTTTCTGCCCAAATATACTAAAGTTAAGAGGTATATTAAATTTAAATCTTGGTTCTTCTTCAAATACTATTTGTATAAGCGCTGCGCATTGTTTAAGCGCTGCTTCTTTTGTTAGACCATCTGCTTCCTGTCTTGCCTCCACAAAAGCAAGTGCTATGGATAAGTCCTGCTCTCTATTTCTATAAACTGCTTCTCCTGGATGATACTTATACATCAATCCGTAAAAGTA